CGTTTGAACCGTTTCCTGCAGCGCTCCATGTTGATCCATTATATTCATATGCTTCTGTTGTTGCAGTAGTAGGAGGCGGTCCAATTCTACCAAAAGTTTTTAAACCTGCTGTTTGAGTTCCTAAACCACCGCATAAATCTGCAACTTGAGGAAGGTCGCCACCACTTGACCAACCAGAACCATTGTATTCAAAAGTTCCAGCTTGAGCTGCACCTGGAGGATTAAGTGCTCCTCCAAAAGCTAATGCTGCTGTTTGTGATCCTCCACCACCGCCATATGTTCTATTACCGGGTAATGTTGCAGAACTAGCCCATGCTTCACTAACAGCTAAGCCTCTAAGTTTTGATGTGGTTGTGTTATACCACATTTGTCCTTCAGCAGAATTTGATGGATCTGATGATAGAGATTTAATTTTTTTTCCGACTATTTCTTTATAGGTCGACATTTATCTAGTCTCCTTAATTATTCTTCAAAAGCCAGCCCTGTGTGCCATCTACATATACTAAAGTATTTGCTGCTCTTTCTGTTGAAACCACTAAAGGATCAGTTGATCCATGAATTTTTTCTGTTCCGTTTTGATCTATTGTTAAAGCATTTGAATCAAATGTTCCTGCATAATCTATAAATGATATTTCGTCTCCAATACTACCTGCTGGTAAATCCATTTCTATTGCATTACTTGAAGTATCAATAAAATAACCTTCACCTGCTACAGCTGTAAATGTAGCAGAAGTTTTTACTGCTTGCCAAGAGGTTCCACCTGATACTTCAGAAAACGATAACTGTCCAACACCTGTTGTACCTGAACCTGTTACTGAAGTTACTTTTAAAAATCTGTCTGCTGTTACGTTTCCTGTAGGAAATTTTAATTCGTATGATTGACCAGCACTATGCGCAGGTCCAGTAAGTTTAATTCCGTGAGAGTTAGCTTCACAGTTAAGTTGAATAGAACCTGGGTTTGTTGCACCCATGATTTCAATGTTACCAGTTGCTTTTGGTCTTAATTTTAAACTAATGTTTGTGTCATCTCCAACTGCACCTATTTGAGGTCCCGCACCTGTTGCAGCGTTTGTTACATCAACATGGTTTACTGCTGATGATGTTGTTTCAAAAATTAATTGTTCGTTTCCATTTTCATCTCTAAGACCATGAGCATCATCAAAGTCTATCATGAAAGAATTAGTATCTAAATTTCCACCTAGTTGTGGTGATGTATCGTCTACAACATCTCCACCTGTTTGAATCTGTATAATATCTGGATTTGTGCCATCGTTTGCTGATGCAAATACTATTGCTGTACCTTTGTTTGTTGCTGAAAAAGTAAACGAGGATCCTGAACCAGTTACATATTTAAATTCAACGGTGTAAGCACCTGAAGTTGAATTTCTTAACATATAAAAAGTTTGAACATCTAAAGGAATTGTTACAATTCTATTTCCTGTAATTGTTCCTGTGAAATCAATCATTCTGTGACCTGCTGTGTCACCAGTCCCATTATCAGTAATGCTAAGAGTTGTAGTTCCAGCACTACCAGCGATATCTTGTGTGGTAAAACCACCAGATATTTGTTCAATAAGTTGTAAGTTTACGTTTGTTTTCGAACCCCAAGTTCCAGCGTTTTCACCGGTTTGCTGAAGTTCAACCCCTAAAGGTGTAAATGTTGATGCCATAAAAAATTCTCCTAAGCTGCTACATCAGTATAGCTGTTATTTGTTCCTGTTGCAACATCAGAATAACTATTATTTGTTCCTGTTGAAACGTCACTATAACTGTTATTTTGACCGGGGTCAACATTTCCATAAGCAAATATATTTACCGATCCTACACTTAAACTAGAAGATAGTCCTTCAAAACCTACCACTATATCTGGTAAAGTTACAGTGCCAATACTAAATGAAGCGGATACTCCAGTTAATCCTAACGTCATATCATTAGGATCTAATACTCCAACACTAGATGTTATTGTTTGGGCCGTAGGTTGTACTAACGCATCTCCTTCTTGAGCTACAAATCCTTGAGTTAGTGTTAAATCTAATCCAGATAATATTGCAGTGTCATTTGGAACAACTGCAGATCCCAAAGTTGTAGATAGTGGAAATCCTGTTACATCAACTTGGTTACTAGTAAATGCTATTGCAGTTCCTTGACTTGAAGTTATTGATAGACCTGAAGGTAATACAGTATCGTTTGGTGCTACTGCTGTTCCTTGACTTAATGTTGCTTCTAGACCAGTTAAACCTACAACTTGATCTGCAACTGATACAACTCCTAATGCAAAAGATGCAGAAATACCTGACATTGCAACGTTGGCATCTGCTTCAACTGTTAATGATCCAACATTAAATGATGCAGAAATACCTGTTGGTTCTACAACTGCAGAACCAAGAACTGATACTGAACCTATACTAGATGAAAATTCTACACCACTAATATCAAAATTAGGGCTTAGACCAATTGTAATTGCAAACTCACCCCAAGAACCTTGACCGTAAGTATTATTACCCCAGCCTTCTATACCCATGCTAGAGGATATTTCAAAACCTGTTAAAGAAACAGTTACGTCGTTAAGATCTCCCCAAGATTCCTCACCCCAAGTCTTGGCTCCCCAACCTGCTCCAAACTTTTGGTTTTCATCCCAATTAGCTTGACCCCAGGTGAACCTGCCCCATCCTGAAGATACCGACATGGTCGGCCTCCTATGTTAATCTGATTATTGCGGCTGTAGCGGTATTGTCAGGAAACTCTATTTTAAAAGTTCCATTACTTGCTGTTTTGTCTCCACCAAATGCTATTGCACAAACAGCGTTAGTTGTTCCTGTGCTTGTGCCTGTTGTAGTATTATATATTAATGCAGCATTTGCTGTAAAAGAAGCTGATGTGTAAGTCACGTCACCAAAATCTGTAAATGCAGTCGTACCAGTTAAACCAACTCCTGTTCTTGTTAGTTCTGCTCCAGTCGCTTGGTATGCAGTTCCTGACGTGTTTGTAATTTCTTCTGATGAACTATAGCCTGTTGTAGAAGCACCTAAAGTTGCAGCACTATCATATAATGCGATTTTAAATGTGTCACCACCTGAAGAGGCAAAGTTGTGTTTACCTTGTAAAAGCTCTTGTTTAAAACTTGAACATATTGCGCTTGTGTTTGCCATAATTTATTCTCCTACGGGTTTGCTGAAGTTACTGGTATACGAACAGCACCATCTGTGTAATCGTCTCTTCGTCTTCTACCAACTTGTTCGTTAGCAAACTTTTGTATCTCAGTTTTATATTTATTTTCATACAAAGTCAACATATCTATCGGACCTTTTAAAAATCCATATGCCTCTGATAAACAGCAATATAGTAGCCCATTTGGAAAGTTAAGACTAATATAATTGGTTTGATTACCAGACTCTAAAGTAGATGGCGCTTTATTAAAATGTATTCTAGCTATATAATTAGTATTAGGTGTAGGAGCTAAAAATATTCTACCTGATGTCGTATCTGTGTTTCCAGTTGCACCTCCAAAAGAAGCATAATATTTTGGTTTACCTTGTGCTGCGGCTGTCCCTGTTATGTCTTGATATTCTTGTAAATAACTCATGTCTTTTTTTTCTAAAAAAGTATTAGCACCAGTTATAACTGAATTAGAATCATATACTTGAATAGCTCTAATAAATAAACATCCTGCAGGAGCATTGATTGATTCTTGACCTGCAACTAAATTAATTGTTTGTTGTTTTCTATCAGCATCAATAGGAACATCTCTCAGAATTCTATATTGAGAATTTAAAATTATATTTTCTAATATATCTGTTGTGAGAACATTAGAGTCTGTTTCTGTGTAATTTCTAATTTGTGTAACTAACGTGTCGTAACTTATTCCTGCCATTATGCTGCTGCCTCTCTACAATGTCTACATCTATCAACATATTTTTCATGTCCTGAACAATGTTTTTTTTCTTCATAAATAGGAACTTCTGGTTCTTTTGGATGTAACATTACTTCGTGTGGATCCATTTCTTCTTTAGGTGTAAACCAACCTTTAATTATATTTATAATGTGTTGTATCATGCGCTTACCGTTACGGGTCCTGCTGATGCAGATCCGCCTCCTCCTACCTCAGTTATACTAGATGTTGTCGCTGTTGCAAAGGTATAATTATCATCATCTACCTTAGTTATTGTGTATCCACTTGAATTATTTATTGTTGCCGCTGCAACACCACCAACGTTTAATGCGTCTCTAAATCTAACTGTATCTGATGTAGACCTACCATGATCAGGTTCATTTACAGATATAGTTGTAGACCCTGAAGTTGTTGTGAAAGCATTTAAAGGTAAAATATTAGGAACAGCTGTTTCTGTTCTATCGGGTCTAACATTACGTAAAGATATAGAATCTCCGTTCATAGGTTTTGGTTCTAATTGTGGTTGCTTTGGTTCAAACTCAGATACATGAACAAATGATCCATTCCATTCT